ACATATGATAATGGTACTGCATTAATTTCATATTCAGGGGCAAATGGATTCCCTTCTTTTAGTGTCGATATGTCTTCTTTAGATTTAAATGACACTTATGTAACAGGGGGTACATTAACACAACCAACGGATAATACAAATAGTGGATTAATAAACTTATTATATAGTCAAGATGTTTCACCATCTACATATTCTATACCATACACAGATACATTTATAACAGGATTTACCTATAACAATAATAACACATTTACCATTGTAGAAAATAATGGTGATACATATAGTGTTACATTTAATGAAGTTAGTGGATTAACAGTTAATGGTGATTTAAATGTTACAGGTAACACTTATTTGGTGGATGTCTCAGGAACCTCTTTATTTACAGATTATATTGATTTTAGAAATATAGGTGCTTCATTACCTACCGATCAACAAGGACGAATCTATTGGGATGATGATAATGGTACACTTTCATTAGGAATGTATGGTGGACAAGTTGTTCAACAAATTGGTTTAGAAAAATATTATTATATTAAAAATCAAAGTGGTGCAACAATTAGTAATGGTAGAGTTGTTAGAGCGGCAGGAACATTAGGTGCGTCAGGTAGGATATTAGGTGAATATATGATTGCGGATGGTACAATACCTCCTAAATTTACATTGGGTATTGCAACAGAAGATATTATTAATGGTGATGATGGTTATGTAACAGAATTTGGTTTAGTTAGGGGAATTAACACCACAGGTACACCATATGGTGAGGTTTGGAATGATGGTGACATTCTTTGGGTTTCACCTACAATTCCTGGTGGACTTACTAAAGTAGAACCACAAGCACCTAATTTAAAAATAGAAATAGCTATTGTTATATACGCAAATGCTAATGGTTCTATTTTCGTTAGACCTAATAGATATCCTTACTTATATGATATACAACAAGTAAACTATTCCGCAGGTACAGAAAATAACTTAGATATTTTATTTTGGAATAATTCAAATCAAACTTGGGATAAAACAAATACACCTTCATTTAGTGGGTTAACAATTTATGGTGATACCACACAAATAGGTAATTTTAATATCACAGGTAATACTTTACAAAATGGTAATACTACAACAAATGGTAATGTAGATATTATAACCACAGGAGGAACTGGATGTACTCTTTCAGTCACTGGAAAAACTTGTTTAGATGGTGATTTAGAAGTTACAGGTAATGTTTTTGTTGTAGGTAACTTAGATTATGATGGTAACTTAATAGTAACAGGATCAACCATAATTAGTAGTGGTTTAACAGTATTTAGCGGTGTATCTGCAGATTTTATTACTATCACAACAACACCTACAGAAAATAATGATTTAATACAAATCTTAGGTAGAAATTCTTCTACAGGTGATGTAGAATATAGAGATGTTAAAACAATAGGTAATAATATTACAACAGTTACAGGAACAACTTACTCCGCCACAACAACTGACGATGTAATTGGTATAGATAGTTCTACTAATACAGTAACACTTTATTTACCTGATTCTGTTTCTTCAGGAAGATTAAGATATGATATAAAAGATATTGGGGTTAATTCATTTAATAATCCAATAACAATACAGGCGGCAGGTTCAGATACCATAATAACAACATCAGTAGTTTCTTCTTTTGAGTTATCCGCTGATGGTGGGGCGGTTATATTAGTTAATACAGGTACAGGACAATGGTGGCAAATGTAATTAATGATAACAAATCAAGAAAACTTGATATTTATTTAAAAAGATAGAAAAGATGGCATTTTTACCACAAAGAAACTACGTAGAACAAACTTTAGCTAATAATTATAATTTAGGTAATGGTTTAACTGCGTTCACTAGTGTTAATATTGCGGAGTACAACAAATTTTCTTTTCAAATTAATACTACTGGTTTAAGTGGGTCTAATAGATTTACTATAGAACAAAGTTCTGATAACGTCAATTGGATACCAATAAATGATACAGTTTATAATTTAGATAGTGGTTCAGGTACCTTAACAATACAAAAAAATGATTTTAGTGGTAAATACATTAGAATAAATTTAATTGATGCGGGTAATGGAACTTTAACAATAATTTTAATTGCAAAAAGATAATTATAAGATATGGCAGAACAAATATTATCATATGGTGAGTTAGTAGATTTAAGTTCTACTTCAGGTGAATTAAATGTAATTGTTGAAAACTTAGGTGATCAAGAAAGTATATTACTAAACCAAATAAGTTTAACACAAAAACTAATTCATCAATTAAGAATTAGTAATATGTATAAAGCACACGAAAATGATATGATTATAGATGATAACATTTTTGAAAATGATGAATTAGATTAAAAATAAAAAACTATGGCAACAACAATTGAAGATGGTTCAGGACAAGGGTTTTCTGCAAAAGTAGATCAAGATAACCGTTTGTTTATGAGGGGTGTAACAGAAGATGAGTTTGAACACTCAGTTCGTAATGGACGTTCATTTAATGTGAACACACAATTTATTTCTATAACAACTGGTTCTACAACAGAACACGCAATATTATACATTAAAAATAATGAAGATACTGATATAGTATTGGGCGCTTGGTTTGTTGGAACTGCGGGTGCATCTGGAACTACTTTTGGTGTTGGTCCATTATTAAGTGTTTATTACAACCCAACTGGAGGAAGTTTAATTTCAGATGCAAGTCCTGTAGAAATAGTTAATAGACAAGGGGGTTCTAGTGAAACTTTTGATTTAACAGTTTATAAAGCAACGGGTCCAAATAAAACAGTAACAGGTGTTGGGACTCCTGTTTTATTTCAGACACATCCAAAGGAAGGAAGAGCGTTTGGTACGGTTTATCTTTCATTGAAAAAGGGTGCGTCATTAGCAGTCACATATATACCAAATGGTGCTGAACCATTAGAAATTTATACAGGTTTTCAAGGATATAAACCAGAATCATTTAATACAGGAGAATAAAAAGTTAAATTATGAGTACAACAATACAAGACGGGACAGGTACTAAAGTAAAATTAAAAGTAACTGGTGAAAATAGAGCTTTAGTACAGGCGGTAACTATTAGTGAAGAAGATAATGCAATTACAAAAGGAGAAGGGTATCAAATTGCTTCAGGTACCGTTTCTTTTACTGGTGCAACAACAACAGGTGTACTATATATTAAAAACAATGATGATAGAGATTTTGTATTAGATAGATGTGTACTTATTTTAGGTAGTGCGATTGGTGCGGCATCTGATCAAGATTGGACATTTACAGTATTGAGAAACCCAACTGAAGGTACAACAATTACAAATCAATTAAATGCGGGTGTTTCTAATTCTAATCATGGTTCGGCTAATACACCAAAATCAACTAATTACAGAGGTGTCGAGGGTGATACAATAACTAATGGTACTGGTGCTGCACAACCAATTAAACAATCTATTGATAGAATTATTTTACCATTAGGTAGAAGACTACCAAAAGGTACATCAATTGGGTTTAGAATAACACCACCATCAGGGGTTACATCAACAAAAGCGTTAGTTGTAACACATTGGTGGTATGATGATGCAACAGGATAAAATTAAATAGATATGGGATTTCAAATACAAGACGGAACAGGTAGTAATAGAAGAGCTAGAGTAGGTAAATCTAATAGACTTTTTGTGGAGTCAACAACAAGAAGTGAAAGAGAAGAAGAAGCTCTTTTAGGTGAGGCATATATCATAGGTACTGGTTTTGTTAATTTAACAACATCAGGAACAAGTGCGGTATTATATTTTAAAAATAATGAAGATGTAGATTTAGTAATAACAAGATTTTTAATTGGGGTTAAAAAGAGTGTTGGTGGTACTGAAAATTTTGTCACAGGTATTATTTATAAAAACCCAACAAGTATGGTTAGTGGTACTGGAAATCCATTGGCAATAAACAACGTAAATTTTGGCTCTTCTAACACAATTGATTCAGATAGTGAAATTGGGCAACAAGGAGCTTTATTAGCTGGTGGTTCTGCTTATTTAGCGACTGTAGCACCAACTGAAAGTTTAACCTCAGAAGATGCTTCAACCATATTACCTAAAGGATCAAGTATCGGTGTATTTATAACACCACCTCCTGGTAATACTAGTATTGATATAAGTGTTGGTATATACTTACATAAATTAACAACCGATTTAACATAATAAAAAATTAAAAATAAAATAAAATGGGATTTGAAATAACAGACGGAACGGGTAAAGGTAACTCAGCGGGTGTCGATAGAACAAATAGATTATTAGTTAGGAATATTAGTGAGACACTTTTCCAAAACGCAGCGGAAGAAGGTGAAGCCTTTTTTATTGGTACCCCTATTATAACCGCAACAACCGCAGGTGAAAGTGCTTTAATTTATATTAAAAATAACGAAGACTCTCAGTTAATTTTGGGATCTTTCTTTTTAATTGCTGAAGCTACGGCAAGTGGTTCACCTAATATGTTTAGGGTTAATTGGTATAGAAACCCTACTTCAATATCTAGTGGTACTGCAATTCCTGCTTTAAATCAAAACTTTGGTTCTTCGAATACATTAGATGCCGATATTGAATATGGTGCAGAAGGTTCTACTGTGACAGGTGGTTCATTAGCGGCAACACTTTCTTTCCCAATAGGACAATTTAATCAATTAGATGCAAATTTAGTTTTAGAAAAAGGTTCTTCATTAGTAGTCACAGTCACACCACCAGCAGGTAATACTAATATGCCAGTACAGTTCGGTACTAGAACAATTAAATACATAGAACAATATTAATAAAATATGTCAATTAGAACAAATATAGAAGATGGTTCAGGTAACGGATATTTAGCAAAAGTATCCCCACAAGGTTTTTTATATACACAAGAGGCTCCCTATCCCCCAACTGATGAAGAAACAAAAATTACTGTATATCGAGAATTTTTAACATTAAACAATGATGGAACAACAACTGATATGAGGGTTAATGGTTCTACAACACCACAAGAATTCTATATACAAGCAGAACCAAATGTAGACATTTATATCACAACAGTTTCGTTTATTATTGCGGGTCCCGGTGCTACGTTAAACGAATTTGCCAACTTAGCTGCACTAACAAATGGATGTAGGTTTTATTATGAAGATAATAATGGTGAGATTAATATTGGAGCCAACCTTGTGTCAAACTTTGAGTTTGTAAGATTGTGTCAAGGTAACCCATCTTTTGGTGGTGGAGCTTCAGCTTTTTTAGCAAATAACGTTGTTGGTACTTCCGAAGCATTCATTCCAGTATTTGATTTTAGAAACTTTGGATTTAAATGGGGGTTAAAATTAACATCAGCGACATTAAATAGATTAGTTTTAGAGGTTAATGATAATTTAACTCCTAGTGCTAATTTAACTGGATTTAATGCAATCGCGTACGGATTTAGAAGAGTTTTAACTTAATTATGTCTAGAAATGGTAAAATTCTATATAAAAACTTATCTCCAAGTGTAAATAAAGATGGGTTATTATTTGAGATTGACTCTACTTTTCCACCAGTAGGGGAAGAAGTACAAAATATAATATACGTCCAACCACTAACATTAAACAATGATGGTATTACTACTGATATGAAAGTAGATGGGTCGACAACTGTACAAGAATTTTATATAGAATCGGAAAATGATTATGATATTATTATAAATTCAGTTTCTTTTTTTATTGGTGCAGAAACAAATGTTATTGATTTATTTGAGTTTGGGGCAATAAACGGAACATTATCAAATGGATGTCAATTAGTTTACGAAAGTTCAAAATACGGTGAAATATTTATTGGGGATAATTTAAATTCAAATTTTGAGCTACTAAGAATGTGTAATATGAATCCAGAATTTGGTTTGACTTCAAATGAAGCTTTTGAGATTGTACAAACATTTTCAAATAATGATCGTGGATACTTCTTCATATTAAAGTTTTCCAACTATGGTTACGAATCAGAATATAGGGGAGGTTTAAGACTAAAGAAAAATGAAAAAGAAAGATTAGTTTTTAAAATTAGAGATGATTTAAATTTTATTGTATCTGAACTATCTAGTCTTAATGGAACTGCATATGGATATAAAACAGTTACTAGTTAATCTGGTCACCATACATATCAGTCTTAGGTTTACAAGTTTCTTTAATTAATTTTTCTACAAATGCAAACATCTTCAAACCATTCTTTTCACAATATTCTTTTAAAAGTTTGTGGGTTTGTGGTGTAATTTTTAAGTTTTTATCCCTTTTCATATTATATAAATATGAAAGTATGACAAAAGTATGATAAAATTCATACTATTTTTTGTTGTAAAACAACAAAATAAAATTTTTCAAAAATAACTGCATATTTATTATAAAAAGAAATTAATAATAAAAGTTTAAAAAATAAAATTAAATGGCATCAACAGACAGAATTTTTGTAAGTCCAGGTGTATTCACATCAGAAAAGGACTTAACATTTGTTACGAGACAAGTAGGTGTTACAACGTTGGGGTTGTTGGGGGAAACTCCTAAAGGACCAGCGTTTGAACCTGTATTTATCTCTAACTACGATGAGTTTATTAGTTACTTTGGTGGACTTAACACTGAAAAGTTTAAGGGAACAGGATACCAAAAGTACGAACTAAACTATATCGCCAAATCATTTTTAACACAAACCAATCAACTATATGTTAGTAGAATTTTAGGTTATTCGGGGTATAAAGCAGGTGATGCATGGGCAATCACATTAGATTCTGCAGAAGATCCAGATACTGTAGCGAGTGCATCCACTTATACAGGACCTCTTTTAACTTATACCGCTGAAACAACTGGTAACCCTGTCGCTTTAAGTTGGTCAGATTCTAATTTAGAAGCACTTTATGATGATGGACAAATTAGTTCATTATTTACGACATTAGGGTTATTAGATACTGGATCAACAATTTCGCTAACATCACCAAAATATGTTAAAACAGGATGTAACTTTAGTGGTGGTACTTTTGATATGGAGATTACTGAAACAGGGACTACAGGAAGTTACGTAACTGGTGCCACTACAGGTACTGTTGTTAGTTATACTGCAACTTGTTTAACAGACATCGATGGTAGTGTTATTGCGACATTGAGATCTAGAGGTACTTACAACTCAGATGAGGAGTTGGTATTCGAAGTTACAGGTAACTCTACAACAATGAGTAATACTACAAATATAAAAAGTAATGCATTGGCATCATTTACTATTGGTGGTACTGCAACAAATGGTAGTACATTTAGTTATGATGTATCTATGGATAGAACTAAAAAGAATTATTTACCTAGAGTATTTGGTTCTTCTGCACAAGATAAAGAAACTGAATTATGGGTTGAGGAAATCTATGAAAATGTATTGGTAGACTTAATCGCTAAAAATCAAGTTAGAGGTTTAGATATTGACTTCAACACTATTAGTGGAGATTCGTCTAATACAGGTAACTTAAATAACTATCAAGAACAATGGAAATCTGCGGCATCACCTTGGGTTCTTTCAGAACTAATGGGTACAGGAACTGGTGCAACGTTACAAAGACTATTTAGATTCATTACAATATCTGATGGTAACGCAGCGAATGAAGACGTTAAATTCTCAATCGTTAATATCAGACCCGATAATAGAACATTTGACTTATTAGTTAGAAGTTTTAATGATACTGACGCTAACCCTAATGTAGTAGAGAAATTCTCAAACATTACTTTAGATGTAAACGCAACAGGATATATCGGTAGAAAGATTGGTACATCTAACGGAGAATATCCATTGAGAAGTAGATATATTATGGTTGAGTTGTATGATGAAAACGATCCTAGTTTAGCAAGTAGAGTACCTGCAGGGTTTGAAGGTGTATTGAATAGAACTTATATTGGAAGTAGAAATTCTCTACCACCAAAAATCGAATATAAAACAGAATATCCATCATCATTGACTACCGCACAATTAAGAAGAACTTATTTAGGTTTAAATTCTGAAATTGGTGTGGATCAAGACTTCTTTGACTACAAAGGTAAAAACGCAGTTAATAACGGTGTATTTACAGGGAAAACAGATGGTTTCCACTTAGACGTAAACGCAAATGGTGCGGAAGTCAATTTAGGAGATGATAGTTATATTCCTACACTACAAGTTGGTGTGTCAGCGTTTACAAATGAAGCTAGTTTGGTAGGTGGACCTTATGAGAAACTATCAGCAAGAAAATTCACATTCACATCATTCGGTGGATGGGACGGATGGGATGTATATAGATTACAAAGAACTAATACTGACAATTATACTAAAACAGGTTCTAAAGGTTCTATAGGATTAACAAATGGAACATTCTCAACGTTTGTGACAACTGAAGGTGATCAAGGGATTACTTCTGACTACTACGCATACTTAAATGGTATTTACACTTTTAACAACCCTGAAGCGGTTAACATTAACGTATTCGCAACACCAGGTATTGACATTAGAGATAATATTGGTTTAGTAAACAACGCTGTTGATATGGTAGAGGTTGATAGAGCGGATTCACTTTATGTTATCACAACACCTGATACAGATGCAGATGGACAAGTACTTACACCAGACGAAGCGGTAGATATTATAGAAGATTCGGCAATCGATTCTAACTACTCCGCTACATACTGGCCGTGGTTACAGATGAATGATACAGAAAATAACAGATATGTATGGTTACCACCTACATTAGAAGTTATGAGAAACATCGCACTTACCGATAATGTGGCGTTCCCTTGGTTCGCAGCGGCAGGTTTAAATAGAGGTACGACAAACGCAATAAAAGCGAGAGTTAAACTTAAGTTAGATGATAGAGATGACTTATACGAAGGAAGAATTAACCCAATGGCGACATTCTCAGATGTAGGAGTTGTAATCTTCGGTAATAAAACACTACAAGTTAAAGAAACTGCACTTAACAGAATCAATGTTAGAAGATTGTTGTTACAAGCGAGAAAACTTATTTCAGCGGTGTCAATCAGATTGTTATTCGAACAAAATGATGATGTTGTAAGAAATCAATTCTTAAGTTTGGTTAACCCAATTTTGGATAACATTAGAAAAGAGAGAGGTTTAACTGACTTTAGAGTTGTATTGGATGACACACCAGAGTCTATTGATAGAAACGAACTTAACGGTAGAATCTTTATTAAACCAACGAGATCATTAGAATTCATTTCGATCGAGTTCAACATCACTAACACAGGAGCATCGTTTGATGATATTTAATAAATAACCTATGGGGGAGATTAATTTCTCCCCATTTATAATAATGACTAAAATAATAAAAAGATGAAAATTAAAAAAAACGGAAAAGTAATTACACTTTCAGAAAGTGATTTACGTAGAATTGCAAAGAGGTATTTAAATGAAAGTGACGATTGTTTACCTAAATTTGCAGGAGAATCTGCATTAGATAAGGCAAAATGTTGTGCAAATAAAGCAGGAATGTCTGAGAAAGAACTTACTAATGTTAAAGACATCAAAGAATTGGCACAAATATTAATGAAAAAAGGTGGAGATTTTGCTAATTGTCTTTTTACCGTACCAAATGTGTTCGCTTAAAAATATTAAAAATTAAATTTAAAACCCACCTATGGTGGGTTTTTTATTTATAGACAATATTTATATTATATGAATATTAAACTTACAGAATCACAATATAAATTATTAAAGGAGTTTAAAAAAAAATCTTATTCATTTGATTGGGATGATAATATATTAATCATGCCAACAAGAATTTATTTAGAATACAACCTTAATAATGTCGGTGTATGGGCACCCGTATCAGTATCCACAGAACAATTTAGAAGTATTAGACATAAATTGGGATCTGAGTTTAGATACCCAAATAACGACATATTACAAGCGTTTAAAGATTTTAGAGATTATGATGCGTTTATTAACGATACAAAAAATGCGTTATCTCATAATAGATTAGGTCCAAGTTTTCAAAAATTTAGGGAGGCATTAATAAGTGGTAGTGACTTTTCTATTATTACCGCAAGATCTAATCCACCACAGGCAATTAAAGAAGGAATTAAAATTATAATAAACAATGCACTTAGTTTTACTGAAAGAAAAGAGATGGAAAAAAATCTTAATGGGTTGACAATAGATGAGTATTTAAATTTACAAGATTATCATCCAGTATCTTCAGTAGAATTTGCGAATCAATTTGGGTTAGATGTTAGTGGTACTAAACCTGAGGAGGGTAAAAAAATTGCGTTTAAAAGTTTTGTAGACAGAGTGGTAAATCAAATATCTAAAATTAAAGATGATGAAGAATTTGAAGGTATTAGTGTTGGATTTAGTGATGATGATGAAAGTAATGTAGAAGTTATAGAAGATTTAATTAGAAATGAATTAAAAAATTTATACCCAGAAATTAATTTTATTATTTATGATACATCAGATCCAAAAGATACTAAAAAGAAAAGAATAATAATTAAAAAATAATTTTTTTTAAAAACTGAATATTTATATAATAAATAAGATAATAACTATAACAAAGAATTAAAAAAGAAAAAAATGGCAGATTTATTAATGAGAATGCCTGTTCCTTACGAACCGTTAAGAAAGAATAGGTTTATTTTGAGATTCCCAGATGAATTGGGAATTCAAGAATGGTGGGTTTCTACAACATCTAGACCTAAATATACGAGTCAGGAAGTGGAAATTCCATTTTTAAATACATCTACTTATGTGATTGGTAGATTTAATTGGGAATCTATTTCCGTAACATTTAGAGATCCTATCGGACCTTCCGCAACACAAGCGTTGATGGAATGGGTACGTTTACACTCTGAAACTGTAACAGGTAGACAAGGTTACGCAGCGGGTTATAAGAAAGACGTAGAATTAGAGATGTTAGACCCAACAGGTGTTGTTGTTCAGAAATGGATCCTACAAGGTACGCAATTGAATGACGCAGATTTTGGTTCATTAGATTATTCATCTTCTGATTTGGCGGATATTACATGTACGCTCAGGTTTGATAGGGCGATAAACGTGTTTTAGAATTCCTTCATCGAATATAAGACTTTCCCTTTTATATATATATTTATATATAAAAGGGATTTTTTATTAACATTTAATTAAAGTATATAATATGAAAAAGAATATAAATAACATAACTGAAGAGATAGTTAGAATTAAGTCTCTTTTTGGTGAAAGTAGATTATCTGGTAATCTTGTTGAAGAATCTGAGGATGATTCTCCTTTGGGTGAGTACGGAATATTTGATGATATTGAAAATGATTTGATGGAGATGTCTGATCGTGATAGATCTTATTATTTGCAATCAATAATATCTTTTTGTCAGGATTTATTGTATAATTCTGAATATGATGATGACGATGATGATGACGATGATGATGATAAGTTAACTAATAGGACTATCTTTGGTGGTGGTGAATATGATAATCTATAATTAAAAATAACATTATTTAATTTAAAAAAAAAATCCTTATCATTAATTTGATGAGGATTTTTTGTTATTTAGATATATTTATTATATATATAAAAAAATTTATTATGAAAAGAATTAATAACTTAAATGAAGAAATAAAAAGGATTAAATCTTTATTTACTGAAGAAAGGATGTTCGGTAATTTAGTGGAACAGGAAGAAGTTTTATCTGAGGGAAATGTTCTTAAATTGGGATCCAAAGGTGAAGACGTTGGTGCATTACAAAACCTTTTAAAAATAGAACCTGTTGACAATAAATTCGGTAATATTACTAAAGGTAAAGTAGAAGAATTCCAAAAAAACAACGGACTTAAGGTAGATGGTGTTGTTGGTGAGGAAACTCTAAAAGCGATAATTAAAAAATTTACTAATAAGAATGAATCTGTTGATTTAAATGAAGATGTCTCTGACGATATCAATAAACTTAGTAAAACAATTGTAAATCAAGAGGTTTTAGATGATAATGGAAATCCATTACCTACTTCTGATTGGGTAAAGTCATTAGATATGTTTAAAAACGCCCCAACTTTAGATACTAAAAATCAACCTGAACAAATTAAAGGGGAGTTAGAGAGTGAACCAGTAAAAAACAAACCTGAAGAAATAAAAATAAATAACCAAAACGATAAAAAAAGTGGGGATAGTGAAGGTGAAAACGAAAAGCAGGATGATGGTTCATTAAATAAAAAAAGAGGTGGTACAGGTACAGAAGCCAAAGGACAAGGAATGGATCAAAAAGATTTTAATAAATCTAGATCCGACATAGAATCTGAAAGAGGTGGGTTAAGTGTCTTAGGTATGAAACTAGATAGAGTTGACATTATTAATAATAAAGCGGTTTGTAGAAGACTTTTGAATAGTATGATTAAATTGTCTAAAAATGGTAAAACGAGACGAGAGTTAGAAAATTATGAGTTTGATGATAAGGGTGGTAATGCTCATACAGGTAAAGAATATATTGAGCGTATTGAGTGGTGTTTAAGTAATTTTTATAATGTTTATGAAAAAGAAGGGTGGTCAGGTAAAATTGATACTTTATTACAAACATGGAAAATACCTATGCCTGAGAAAGTTTCTAATGCGGTTCAAGGAGAAGTTTATAAAATAATTAGTGATGATAATAATCATATAGGTTGGATTAAAAAAGTTAAGAATAATAAATTTAGGTTTAAAGGGAAGGGTGTTGCACCATTATTAGATAATACAAAAGGTAAAGCTGGTAAATTTAACCCTAAATATGAAAAAAATGTTTATAAGGCAATAAATGTTAATCCTAATGAATATGATATTGTGATACAAAAATCTAAAGATCAAGAAAAGGATTCGGGAATATTTGTTTTATCCCCAAAATAAAGTATGAGTAGAAAAATTATTATATCGGAATCTCAATATAAAAGGGTTTTTTTAAATGAAGTGCAAACTTTAGACACAGATCCAATAAATCCCAATAGTGAGTTATCATTAGATATGATTCCAGGTACTATTAATGTACCATGCAAACCTAAAAACATAATTGGTGGTAGTATATCTGGTTTGGATCCATCTATTGATTGGTGTGAAGTAACTAAATTCTCAGATTGTTATATGGGTAATTGCTCCTCAAAGTATAAAGGGGTAGTATACACCTGGAAACAGGATTCGGAATTGGGTGATAAAAGAGTTAATCCGTTACATAAAGAATTTGAGGGGTATATTTTAAATTGGAATAAGGTGCTGAATAAGTTTAATAACTTAAAAAGTTTATCTAAGTGGGATGGATCAATTTTACTTATTGATAAAAAATGGTTAACAAGCAATGATATTAGTAAAGTATTTAATAGAAATTCTTATAATAGTAATAGTATAGGTATTGGTACTACTAATATTTTTAATCCTGGATGGGTAATACAGGAATACTTTAAATATAAAGATGCATTAGAAACTGATTTATTAAGTATTATATATCAAGAGGAATGGAAAACTTCTGTTAAAGAAGCCGAAGAAGAATATAGAAAAAAATATCAAAAATATAAAAATGAATTAAATAAATGGAATGAAAATTTTTTATTTAAAATTATTGCAAAAGAATCTGAATATTATACAAAAAACAATATTTATCACCCTTCTTATAATGTTAATGTTAGACAAGAGGAAAATTACCCTAGACCATTAAAATTAGATACAAAATACTTTGATAAAAACAACCCTTTTGGTAAAAGTCATACTAAAAGTGATGAAACTTCTATAAGTTATGATTATAAAAAGAAAATAAAACCTGATAATGTTAAAGATTTTCAAGATTGGTTAGATAGTAAAAATTTAAAATGGGTTAATGGTGTAAATTTAAATAAGGGTGCTGGGTATGGTAATTTTGGTTCTTACACTTCCGCAGCTTGGGACATGTATGGTATAATCTATGATTATGAAAAAGGTAATACAGGAAATAAAATACCCCCAATGCCTGTGGCACCAGGGAAACCAGAAATTTTATTACCTAATACTAAGAGAAATAATCTTAGTGATTTAGAAAATACAATAGAAAATTTTAAACTTTTATTATCTGCAATAGACAGTTTTAATAGTTTAATACTTACACAAAATAATAATGATATAGTAGAATTTTGTAATACTAACCTTAAAGTCAATTCTTTAGGTCAGGCAGTACCTGAAAGTAGTGTAGTGAGGATAAATTCTGGAACTAAGGACAGTAAAATGTTGTTTTGGTATAGGGATATATGTCCAGATAATGGTGGTGTGTGGGTTTATTCACAAGGTAAAAATAGTAAATCTTGTGGTTGTGTTAGAACACCTAATATAGATGGACTCTATTCTTCTGGTAAAGTTACTAATTTTGCAAAAACATTAGAATATAGATTATCTACAACGGATTTACGTACTCCTTTTGAAAAAATTAGTGATTGGGCAGAAGGTTGTTCGGATGATTGGCATTGTTTAGCTGATGTTGCATCTATTGGAGTATTATTTTTACCAGTACCTGGTTTAAATGTTGCGTTATCCGCAGCAATTGATTTAATAAGTGCGGCTGGATATGTTATCGAAGGAGAAGAGGGGTGGGAACTCAATGCGGGATTAACGTTTTTGGGGGCGGCGTTTTCAGGGTTTGATGCTTATAAATATACTAATAAAGCTTTAAAAGGATCTAAAGACGTAATAAAATTAAGTAATGGGTTAAATAAGGGGTTGCAAAATGCTGAGAAAATTAAATTAAGTCCAGAGTGGTCAAAATTAAGTAAAACCGAACAAGCAACTAAATACTCAAATGAATTTAGGAAAGGTTTAAAAGGTATGACATCTCAAGAATTAAAAGATTTATCTAATATAATGCGCACTTTTTCTAAGGAAGGTGATGAATTACTAATGGGATTACAAAAAGTAATGGGGGATTTAAAAACACTTAGTACCGCAGAAAAAGCTGGTTTTAAAGACATAACAGATAAAATCTTAAAAGATCAAAATTTTAAAAATATAATAGCAAAAGAAATTGTAGAAAATGGCGGAAAAGTAGATTTAAAATCAATAATTAAAAAACATGGATCACAAAGTATTTTAAAAAGTACTTTAGTGAATTCAGCTTTATTTAGTGCAATGCAAGTTTGGCCAGAAGAAACTGCAGAACTTATTAAAAAGGCGATTAAATTAATTGATCTTATACCAGGTGTTGACGGAGCACTTTCTAAATACTTAGGTATGAAAGATAAAGGTGGTACTGATGATGCAAATTCCCATTATATTTTAAATAAATTAAAAGAATTAGAGAATTATGGACCAACAATAGATGCGGTGAATAATATAATAAATTCTGAATACTATTCATTTTTACTTAAAAAATATGATATTAAAGTAGATACAGAAATAATAAAATTAATTCTAAATGGTAAAAACAGTATAATTGGTAAACCTTTGGAGGTTGCTTTAATGTTATTAAATGATTTTATTAGTATAGAAAAAACTCTTACTGATGAAGGAAAGACATTTGACGAAATAAAAAATAAACTACAAGAAAATTATGATCATATAATTAATTATTTAAAAGATGAAAGTAAAAAAGAAACTATTTTTGATAAATTAGACGCAGAAATGTCACCTTGGTCTAAAGAAGAAGAGAAAAGGCTTAAAGAAGAAGGTTATGATGTTGAAAATATGAGTGTAGTTTTTTAATAACTAATATATTTATTATAAAAGATATGAGAAATATTAAAGAAGAAATAAATAGAATAAAGTCATTATTTAATGAAGAAAGGTTATATGGAAATTTAATTAATGAACAACCATTTGCAAATGATGCAAATAGTGATGGTAACATTGATGAGCCAGAGGCGATAGATTTTTTAAAATCTTTAGATTATAGTGTTACAAAATTAAGTGATGAAGGTAATAGTGTTGCAGGTTTTTGTTATAGTAAAGATATAATAAAAGATATTTATACTAAATACAAATTAAACTTTAAAGATTCTTCTGTATCTACAGGAATACATTCTAGTGGGGGAATGTGTTTTATTTCATCAGTTAGAAAAGCTTTTGTATCAGGTGTTTCTAATCTAAATAAATTAGTTTTTTGGGATAATCAGTATATTAGTTTTTTTGTTTCTTTAGAATTGCCTATTGATTTATCTACGGCTGAAAATTTTAAAAAGACTTTTGAGGATTTAGACATATCTTCACCTATAGGTGTTTTAGTTAAAGGTAATGAAGCTATAGGTAAAGATGATGATACAACAAAAGTCCAATGGCTAAGATATGAGGCACGTATAGATAGAAATTACGAAAATTATAGTAGCCTTAAATTTTTAGATTTTTGGGATAAAGATGGTAAAAAAATGAAAATATACGCACCTTTAGTAAATAAAATACAGACAAATGGATATAACCCACTAACAGATCCTAGTAATCCAATGTCTGCTAGAAAATACGGAACAAGTTTGGATTTAACAGGAATAATAACTACAGGATTAAGAATAGGGGAAACAGGAACAGTTAATGATTTATTTGGTAAACTTACAACATAATTATGAAAAATAGGAAACAAATATTTTTAGACACCAAAAAATTTAATTTGATGGTTGAAAGAATGGACTCAAAATATACGTACAATGAGTCGGTGGAAAAATTAAAAAAACTAATAACTGAAGGTTTTGGTAAAACCATCATAAGGGCATTTATGGGAGTTTCTGAGATAAGTGACGCATCAAAATTATTTTTAAGAGCCATAGGAGATGATATAACATCCATTGATTCAATGCTTAGGAGAGTAGATTTAAAAGATTTTTTAAGATACGTAGAATCTGATCTAATTACTTATTTAAAAAATTCTGGTAAATACACTAAATTTGTGGAAGACGATATTAAAATGATGATGAAATCTATCAATGCAGTAAGTAGTGCTAGAATGGGTGGTACTAAAAGTACTGTAACAGGATTTATAGAACAATTTCCACCTGGACAATCTTTAGAATCTATTAAACGTGACCTTAGAGCATTTTATGAAGATAGTCCAGAATTATTTAATAGTGGTATGCCTACAAGCTCTAGAATATCAAGTATAGATGAATTTGACGCAAAAATTAAAGATCGTATTAGAGTGGATCTTAAGTATCTATCTGATACACATTTTAAACCATTGATTAAAGAAGTTGTAACCACTACATGGGGTGAGTGGACACCTAAAAAAATATTAAAAATCTCACAAGGTTACGATGGATACTTTATTTTTAAAAAAGGTGATAAGAAATTATTATTTATAGAAAGATCACAGTACCCTAAATTTCAGGATGTGATTGAGTCTAAAGGTTATCAAGCGGTAGATACTAATAAACCATTAAAAAATCAAGGATCTTCAGGAAAAGAGTTTCAACGTACTATAACAAACAAAGATGGTAATACAGTAGTTATAACGCGAACTGCTTTAGGACAGTTTTTAATTAATACTGCAAAAGCAAAAAATTGGCTCGGAAAAATTATGTATGGGACATCAGCCTCAGGTTTAATAGGTTTATTTGTAGATTGTTTGTGGACAACAATGGATACTGATCCGAAATGGAGGGAAGATAAGACGACTGGTCAAAAAGAAAAAATAGAATATGATTTTAAGGAGTGTTTACTTCCTTTATTATATCCTCCAGATCCTGAGTTTTTTAATACACCACAAAAAATTGGTTTTAATTGGCTAGATGTTATTCCATTTGTAATGCCGTTTCATCAGTTAATAAATTTTGTGAGTCCTGACTTATCTGATTATTCTGATTTTTTAAATGGTGTAAATACAAAAGTTAAAAATCTTGTATATGATGCAGAGGTTGAAGCTATGGAACCTTTAACAATTGTTCAAATTTTAAATGGTAATTGTGATGGATATGATGCATCAAATATTTTAAGTAGTGTAATTTCAGAATCAGGTTTAGGAGAAAAAGGAGAACAACTAAATAAAATTTTAGGTATGGTTGGGATTAATACTAACTTAGACAGTGATGAGTTTGAAAAACAATTACAAGAATTGGCTAATAAGGCAGAGCAAGCTAAAGAATTAAAAGACCAAATTAAAAAAGAAAAAGATAGGATTCATATAGAGGTTCAAGGTTTGCCTGATAAGTCAAAATTTAAAGTGGAAGGTATAGATATTAAATCAAAAGTAAAAAAAGCATGTTTTTCTGCAAAATGTAACGTAATAAGTAAAAAAGTAAATGAATTGGCTAGATTACAAAGAGAAAATCCAAATAACCTTAATTGTGATCTTAGTGAGGGTTGTATCGATATTTATACAGATGCTGGATATAAAGATAAAAATACTGCTACTGGTGTTGATAAATGTGAAACAAATAAAAAATTGTTAACGGAATTATTTTTATTCGGAAGCAATCAAGAAAAATCGGTAGGTGGATCAGGTTTTGAAACTCCAGATTTTATTAAGAATATTACTTGTAGTGAAAGTAATTTAGTAAAACTTAAAAGTAATATGGATACTTGTGAAGAATATAATAAGAAAAAACAAGAATTAGAAAATGAAGGTGGGTTAAAAGTAGATATCGAAATAGATCCTGTAGAACCTGTCGATGAAATTAAAGGTGATGACTATGATTGGCAAAGTTTTGTAATAGATAGTGATCCAAAAAATATTTGTTTGGTTACAGACACAAATTTAACTTCTAATCCGTCACTTTTTAACATGGTAGAAAGTGGTAGACTACCAACAGATACTTATAAAATTGTAACTAAACCTAACGGGTTTAAAATTCCTGTTTATAAATTTAATGATTTAAATATCACTACAATGGCGAAGACAAGTTGGTGTAAAAAGGGTGTTGGTATACGAAATTCAGAAAAATCTGAATCTGATTGTGTCGGAGATTTAATTGGTACTTTAAAATCGTCTGGATGTTGGGGAAGTTTTTATGAGTAAATATATTTATATTTTTTTTTTATATATTATATTTATATTAATAATAGTTTTAAAATAAGTTTATATGGACAATTTGTCAAATATGGATCCTAATTATATACCGGAAGATTTAAGAACTCCTTACGATATAATAGAATTACCATCTCAAGGACTTTTATATAAAAATAAAATTTCCAAAGTAAAGGTTGAGTATTTAACTGCGATGGATGAAAACATTTTAAGTTCTCCTAATTTAAGTGCGAATCCAGATGAAATGATTTCTACACTTTTAAAAAGAAAAGTAAAAGATTTAAATATAGATATAGATGATTTACTAATTGGTGATAGAATTGCATTACTAATATTTTTAAGGGTAACTGGATTAGGAGAAAGTTATAAACAAATTGTTTATGATCCTGAAAGTAATGATTTTGTTGAGGGTGATATTGATTTAAGTTCTTTAAAACAGAAAAAATTACTTATTAAACCAGATGAAAATGGTGAATTTGACTATATTTTACCCAACTCAAAGAAAAAAATTAAATTTAAATTTCTCACTTCTAAAGATGATAAAGAAATAGATATTGCCGATGAACTACAGATGAGACGTAGTGTTGAGAAAGTTTCTAATAAGATAACACTTAGATTAGAAAAAGCGATTACAGAAATAGACGGAGAACGAGATAAAATTAAAATATCTAACATTATTAAAAAATTACCTATATTAGATTCAAGAAGTTTGAGATCTTATATAGAAAAGAATGAACCAGGAATTGATTTTAATACAAATGCTAGGATCCATGGGGGAGGATCCGTAAATTGCTTTCTTAGACTCGGAAAGAATTTTTTATGGCCTGAACTCTAATTATTTATCTTATTTACATAAAGAAATTGCATTTTTAGTGAAAAATGGATACTCTTATTCAGATATTATGATAATGCCTACTTACTCTAGAAAAATATTTATAAATATGTTAGTACCTAAAACTGAATAAATATATTTTTTTTGATATTTATTTATAAAAAGATATGAAAAAATCAATCGAAGATATTAATTTTATAATCGAAGGTATTAATGTGTATATAAATAACCTATTATCCGAACAAGTTACTTTTGACCCCGATCCACCAGGTGAAGATAGTGATGAAGAAGAGGAAATAAATAAATTAAAAAATCAAAAATCTTCTGGAGAAAAAATAGATGCTAAAGAAGTATATAGAGATATAAAAAATGGTGATTTTGAAAAAATTTTCCCACAAGAAGAATTAAAAAGATTAGAGGAGTGGAGAGATTCTGGATATAAAGTTGGTGAATATACCATAGAAGATGGTAAATATGCTGGAAAAGTGATTACCTCAGCCGCTTATGATAGTTTTAGAATTGCTGCGGGATACAAAAGTGCTAAAAATAAAATTTTAAAAAATAAAGTAGAGAAAAAAGTTTCACCCGATGCGTGTAATTGTATTGCATTGGCTAGAATGTATATAGATAAAAATGAACCAAGTGAAGAGGAAACAATGTGCCCTAGGTCAAGTCCAAAGGATTGTGAAAAAACCTTTATGAGTAAGTTTGATGAGGACATGAAAACCAAAAACGAATATAGACAGAAGACTATGGAAGATTATCTATCAGATTGTAAGAATTCCCATCTGGAGGTGATGTTTAATAGAAAAAAAAGGGATGATTATGTTTTAGGAAATAACCCTTGGTGTGAAAACTGGAATGATGAAGTAAAAAGCTCTTTTGAAAATTTGGATAGTCAGATGATATCATTATTAAATCAATGGTTTAGGATTGGTACGAAGAAAAAAGGTGATTTAGAATCATCTGAGTCTAAAACTGTTGCTCAAGAAATAGGTAGTCACAATAAAGTCACTATTAATTTTGATTATAAGATGGAATTTTCTAATGGGGGAACTTTTACGGACTGTGAACCTTGGAGGAAAGATTTATCGGCAAGTAGGCATGAATTCACCCCAATACAATGGAGTCCACTATCTAAAGGTAAAACTGTGGTATTAGAAAAGGATGGTAAATATGCTAGATTAACTTTTAAACATGCTGAAAAAGGTAAACCAAATGAAGGTATGATGACTTGGATAGAAAGTGAAAATGATACAAGTCCCAATTGTGTAGAGAAACGTTGGACAGGCCAAATTACAAGATTTGATTAAAATATAAATAATAATGTCTAAATATGAAGAATTTTCTGATGATTGGTATAAAAATCAAAAAGAAAATGCACAAAAGTACTTAAAAGAAGCTACCAATTTTTACGATCAACTGAACGGAGTTAGTAGAAAGGCTAGACAGGAACAACTACAAGAGGTAGATGAGTTAATTCAAAAAATAAAAGATCAAAGTGCAAATACAGGTAAATTAACAAAACAATCAGAAGAACTATTAAACCTTTATGAAAAACAAAAAAAGGTTCTTAAATCGCAACATGAGGTAGTAGGTAGGATTGGGATGGAGGTTAGCGTAACCTATAACGAATTCAAAAATTTTTTAACAACTAGTGCGGCACAATATAACTATGCACAAAATATAGCAAAAGAATATTTACGAGTTAATAGAAATATAGGATTGTCTGGTACTAAAGCAGAAATGTTAACTAGAAATTTTAAAAATTCATTACCAATTGTAGAAACATTAGGTGGGGATATGTCAGACTTAACTGATATGATGGAAACAATTGCGGAAGAGAGTGGTAGGGCTAAAATATTAAGTGTAGATGATGTAATTAATATAGAAAAAATAGCGAAAGGGATAAATATTAGTGCTTCTGACGCGGCTAAAATGGCAGAAACTTTTGACTTAATGGGTCCTTCTACTGATATGATGGCGGAACATTTGGAAAACGTATATAAAGAATCCCAAAATTTAGGTCTAAATGCTAACAAAGTAGTTAAAGCAATTTCTAGTAACATGAAATCTATGCAATCTTACTCATTCAAAGACGGAGTAAAGGGGATGACAGAAATGGCTAAACAGGCGGTTAGGATGAGATTAGATATTTCAGATGTTTTAGCTATGTCCGATAAATTCTATCAACCAGAAGCTGCAATAGAGGCAGCTGCAAACTTACAAATGTTAGGTGGTGATATTGCAAAAGCATTCGGTGATCCGTTTGAGACGATGTATTTAGCTAGAAACAAACCACAAGAACTAGCTGAGAGGGTTGGGGAGATGACTAAAAATATGATGCAATTTAATGCAGAAACAGGTGAATATGAATTCCCACCTGAAGTAAGAATGCAATTAAAAGCGGCTGGAGAACAACTAGGGATTAATACAGATAAAATGATAGAAATGTCTCGTCAAACATCTAAAATAAGGGATGTTAAGATGAAGTTCACTTCTGTCGGTGATGACGCAGCTAGAGAAAATTTAGCATCTTTAGCTACATGGTCAAAAGATCAAAATAAGTTTGTTATTAAACATAAAGTAGACGGTAAAGATGTTGACTTAGGTTTAGATGAGATAACTAATGATATGGCTGAAGAAATAATGAAAGCCAACGAAAACGAAGGTAAAACAGATAGTGATCTTTTTAAAAATATCGCAATTAATACTCAAACTATGTCAGAACAACTTAAAGGTTTACAGGAGTCTGCGATGGCAACAATTGCGGGTACTACTGATTTGTATGAGATTACCGCTGAAAACATGAAAGAAAGTCTAGTAACGCCTATGAAGGAAAGTATGGATGAATTAGTTTTAAATTTTAAAGCGGGATTTGATCCAAAAAAATTATTTGATACTGAGGAATGGGATATTGTACAAGAAAATTTTAGAACTACTTTAGATGAAACTGCTGAGGAAATTGCTGATTGGGTAAATACAATTACTGGTGGAGGTGGTGGAGGTGCAGGTAATGATAAAAATGCGAAAAATAATAATAAGTCTGGACCTGTCAACTCTGCAACGGAGGATTTAGTATCTTTACCGGGATCAAATGGTAGAGTTTTATCGGGAGAATTCGGTTCATTTTCATTAGACGATAGAGATTTAATAGTGGCAGGTGATCCTAATAAATTATTGGGTGGTAATTCATCAGGTTTACCTTCTAAAATGGAATTTGGGAATTTAAATATAAGTGGTAGAATAGAAATTGTTTCACCTAATGGTTCTGCAACTAATTTGGATATGTCTTCATTAAAACCACAAATTGAAAAAATGATTATAAATCATATGAATGGAACGTTTAGAGATGGAGGAGTACCTTCTAGTAAACAGGCAACTGACTATATGGCATAAATTTTTTTAAAATTTTTTCACTTTACTATTGACTTTTCAATAAAAATTTACTATTATTACTGTGACCAGAATTATACAAGATTATTAATAATTAAAAATAAATCAAGTATAATAAATATAATTTAATTTTCCTGAATTTTATTGATGTAATATTTATATAATAAGAAATTATTATATATGGCAGGAATATTATACCATCAAGGAATATTTTACCAACAAGGTATTTTATCAACACAACAATTTAGAGATAATTTACTTGGTAGAAATTTACCACCACCCGTTAATGAAACATTAACTCAATCAGGATTAGTATCAAAATTAGATGATATTGGTAAAGTAATTAATGTACCTATATTTGGTACAGGTGATGAGAATATACCTGTACACTATAATGAAGATGAAAGGATGTTTCCTTTGGGTACTTTTTTTAGAACTACCCAAAACGTTAATTTAAATCCTTACAAACCGCAAGACGATACATATATAACATATGAATTAACAATACCACCTACTTTACCTATACCACAACCTGAAGTTTTTGGACAAAAGGAAAGTGGACCTTACCCTAAATCATATTCATCTGATCGTTTTGATTTAATTAATAAGGGGGATAAAAAAGGTGTGGGTTTTCCTTTCAATGTAATTGACAAATATAAATCATTGAATTTTCAAAAAGAAACTTCTATTGGACTTGTTGGTGGTCAACAACTTGAAAAGACAGTTATTGATAAGATTTCACAAGTTGAGATGAAAGAAACTAATGGAATAACGGAACCTGTTACTAATATTAAAAACAATTATATTGATACGTTAAAAGGGAATAATCAATTCTTTAATGCATTACCTAACGATGCGGTAGGGTGGAATGAATATAATAGTAGTAATATAGTGAATGGAGGCAACGGGGATTCTCCCGAAGGTGTAGAACCTACTATGTCTACTGAAATAAGAATGAAAACTTTATTAGGTAGAACTAGTATAGAACAAGTACAATTTACTTTTAATTTATTAAATAGAAATTCTTATCGTCCATTATATGAAGATAGAAGATTAGAAGGTACATCCGATGCGGGAACTAATAGTAGGTATTATATTGGTACGGAAAAAAATACTAATAGAGGTGCAACTATTACTAAAACATTTAGTAGTTCTGATTTTAATGGTGCGGTAGACACATCAGGTAATTCTAAAAGAACTACAATAGAAGGTGTAGGAGAACCTTTTGGTGAACCTAATAAATTCTTTTGGACTACTGGTGGTGAAGGAAACTTTAATGAGAAAACATTATTATATAAAACACAACAACTTGTTAATAATAATGAAAATGAGGTTTTCATAAACCAAACAAAAAAGTACTTTAAAGATAAAAAACAAGATAGGTTAATAAGTAGAGGTAATGCGATAAGTGAATTGGCGTTAATAGATGCAATTACAAACGGAAATTTCTGTAGGGTGTGGACAGTAAATGATAGGTACAGTTATTTCAACGCAATTAGAAATACTGGATTATTTACATCACCTAATGGTACAAAAGGATTTTCATCAACTACGGATAAGGCAAAATTAAGTGTTTTAATGGATAATGGTATTCCTAAATACCATCCAGTAAAAGAAGACTCTAAAACAACAAGAAAAAAGTTTATGTTGTCTTTGGAAAATTTAGCATGGGCGGATAATTTGGCGGATTTACCTTTATGGGAAATTGGGCCTGGTGATCCTGTGTCTGGAACAAAAGGTAGAATAATGTGGTTTCCACCATATGATTTAAAATTTGATGAGAGTACTTCTGCAAATTGGACGAAGACAGATTTTATAGGTAGAAGTGAACCTGTTTTTACATATAATAATAGTACTAGATCAGGTTCATTATCTTTTAAAATTATTGTAGATCACCCTAGAGTTATAAATTGTTATAGAGGTAAAAGTAATAATTTAAATGAAAGGTTTTTCGCTGGTTGTGTTACACCAGATGATTTTTTAAGGGCGTTGGAATGTGAACAATCCCAAACAAACTATGCCGAAATTGAAAAAAAATTAAATGAGTATAAAAGGCAAGAAGTGGTTTTAACAGAAACTAGATCAGAAAGTACTGACATTTATTTTGACTCTTCTTGTGTTTCTACAAATAGTGAAGATGTAGAAAGTTGTGCGGCGACTACTAACATTAATGTAGATAGTTTAGTAGCTGCGATTAAAATTATATCTGAATTTTCTGAAATTCAGAGTGGACAAACTCTTTCTAAAACAGTGGTAACTTTAGATTCATATTGTGGTATAGCAATAGAAAATTTAGAAAAAGATGGGTTTGGACCAAGCCCAAAGGCATATACAAAAACTCAAGGTGAATCAGTTAAAACGGAAATTGAAAAATTAACACCACCTAATATATTAAAAAATATTACTTTTATAATTAATGCAAAAGGGGTTATTGATAATACTGATGACCCAAAAGACTATAGAGTTACTGCTAATATAGAAACGGATGTCCAAAACGCACCTCAATTAACTGAAAACTTTGTAGATAAAGACGGTAAAGAAATAAATCCATTAGAAACAATAAATTTTGTTGATAATTTAATTATAGACGAATCAGTTTATTTTGATTATATCGATGCAAATTATCCTAATTATTTTAAAACCATATCAGAAAAAATCAAATACTTCCAACCTGGATACCATAGTATTACACCAGAGGGATTAAATAGTAGGTTGACTTTCTTAAATCAGTGTATGAGGCAAGGTCCTAGTATATATGATAGAAAAACTGATAAAAATGGGCAAGAAGTAGGAATACAACCACAAAATTTATCTTTTGGTAGACCACCTATCTGTATTTTAAGAATAGGTGATTTTTTCCACACTAAAGTTGCAATAAATAGTTTAAGTATTTCTTATGAAGGTGGTAATGGTATACAATATGATTTAAATCCAGAGGGTATTGGTGTACAACCTATGATTGCGAATGTGCAATTAAGTATTGATTATATTGGTGGTAATACATTGGCAGGGCCAATTAATAGGTTGCAAAACGCAGTATCGTTCAACTATTATGCGAATACAGAAATATATGATGTTAGATCAGATAGTGTTGTTGATGGTATATTAGTCGAAGGATTAAAATTAGGACAACTTAAACAACAATTAATTGGGTCAGAAACTTTGAGTGAAATATATAATGGTTTACAAAAAAGTGATACATTAAATCAGATTAAAGAGAATGAAAACAGTGACGATAATGATCAGGAAGATAATAGTAATGATTTTTTAGAAATAGTAGTAAATAGTGGTAATGAAATTATTAGTAAAACTAAAAATGGAAAAACTTTAAAAGAATTATTACCTAAATCATCAGGAGAGACACTTGCTATATACCTATCATTAAAAGTAGGTGATAATACACAAGAATTTGATGAGAAAGATGTGACATTAGTAAATTCGACTAATATTTATAATTTAGAAAAATTTAAAGATATTATCGCCAAACCTGAAATTATACTTAGTGCTAATACAGAAATTAATACCGCTAAAACTAATTTAACAAATGCGGAAAATCTGTATAAATCAAATAGGAATAATAATGAATATAGAAAAGATGTAGATCGTAAAAGAAAAATTTTACAAGATAAAGAAAATTATTTAAAAACTTATTTGGATGGTAAAGAAACTAAAATAGTTGTTAAAACAGAAATTCGTAAAAAGGAAACAAAGGGAATAAATAAAACTAAAATAAATAAAACCTTTACTGTGACAGAAAAAGGTATAATATAATATAACTATGGGAAAAGAGTATTACGACAGATATCAAAAATTTAAATTTGATGGTAAATATTTACCACTACCATTTATACCAATACAACCAAAAGGAAGTGATAAATCAGTAGTCTATAATTCTGATAGAACTAGATTAGATAAATTAAGTCAAAGTTATTATGACACACCTTATTATAGTTGGTTAATATTAAGTGCTAATCCACAATATGGTGGAGTAGAGGAAAATATACCTGACAAAACCATTATAAGAATTCCTTTCCCATTAAGAGATAGTATACAACAATATATTGCGGAAGTAGAAAAATATAATAAATTATACGGAAAAATTAGTTAGTTTTTATGCCGTCAAATATACCATCAGTTAACGATCAAAGTTCAACAGAATCTAATAAAGGAAGAATAGGAAAAGTATTCGTAGTTGACCCAAATCCTCCAGGAATGGAACAAATACCGCCTGAAGATTTATTTATATACGTTAATTTTTCCGCATACCCTAGAAGTAAAACAACATATGGTGGTACTTTAGAAGGGGATGCGGTTCTTTTTGATTCTGGTGTAGAAGATGAAGTGAATTTTATATCAACAAAAATAAGTTATAAGGATGGTAAATTAGACCCTAACCCACAACAAACATATGCAACTACAGATTGGACAGAGATAGGTGGTTTTAAAAGAAGTGACACAAGAAGTTCTGGTATTTTAGAGGGGTTTGGAATAAAAAGTATAGATATTAAATATGATGCGAGTTTAGTACCTGTGGTAGATATTACATTTACGGATGTTAGGGGTTCTGCATTATTTGATGTTATAGAATCAGATGATAGAAAAACACCTTATAGTTTATTTTTTAAGATGCCTTATCCAGTATTTAAATTATCTATTAAAGGTTATTTTGGTAATAAGGTAGACTATTGTTTACATATGGTTAACTGGACATCTAATTTTGATGGTTCTACAGGTAATTTTGATATAAGTGCAAATTTCTTAGGATTCCAGCAAGCATTTTTAAATGATATGGTTATTGGAAATATAATCGCAACAAATAATACTTCGAGAGGTAGAGCGAATTTAGATAAAATATATAATAAAAGAATTCAAGAGGGTAAAAATTCTATACCTAATGATAATGGTGAAGATTTAAGACAAATAGATGATTTTTTAACAAAAATAGCTAAAATACAAATTGATTCTGAAAATATTAAATCAGATAATAAAAATTTTGATGTTTTAAAAAGTTTAAATGGTAAATTAAAACTTTTAAAAGATATAAAAGATTTTATTGGTGGGGCTATTGAAAAGCAATCTAAAAAGGGTAATTCAGATAATAAAACTCAAGAAGAATATTTAAAAAGGGAAAACAGAGTAAATTATTTTGATACTACAAAAATAAAAGACGATGAATTAATTGAAAAACAAAATTATTTATCGATAAGAGATTTTATTGTTTTTAAAAGTATTAATCTTGACGCATTTAAAACTTATATATTTACATTATCTGATATAATAAATAAATATGAAGAATATGTAAAAGGCATTGGTGGAAAAAAATATGTATCACCTACAAATTCAGTAGAAGATGAAAAAAATAAAACTTTAAATAAATTAACAGACGGTTTACAAGAAACATATGACGATGAAATTTTTAAATCATTTCAAAGAACCGATATAAATACTAATTGGGAAAATTATATAATTTTTACTAAAGATACCAATGATAAACCTAAAAGTAGAAAATTATCAGATGTTTTTAACGCATTTATTAATGGTGTTAAAGATATAAATATTAAATTAACAACTAACTATGTTGGTGGTCCAGATATAAATAATGGTATAGACTTATCTGGATTCACAAAAGAAGTGTTAATAAATGGGCAAAATGGTGGAAAATATTATAAAGGTCAATATAAATTCAAAGAAGACACTAATGTATTTGTTGCTGACTTTAGAAAACAGAGAGCAGTTATAGAGGATGCAATTCAACAATTAGAAGAATCTATTAAAGTTCTTAGAGATAAAGTACAATTAGAACTTAATGAAGAAATATTTGCGAATTTTGAAAAACAATTTAAATTTAGACCTACGGTAGATAAATGTTTTGAGATTTTAGCGAATAACACACAAGCTATGGTAGAAACTATATGGGATATATCAGATGAGGCAGAAAAAATAGGTGACGCAAGAAAAAGTGATCTTAGTAATTATGAAACTGATATTGTTGATGGGGCAAAAGAAGTTGCTTGGCAATCAGTGTATTCGATAGGATCCGATAATAGTTTAAAAGAGATATATATTGGTGAAGCGGGAGTTAATGTAAACAATTTTCCTGAGTTAAGATTTGTAGAGGAAGTTTATAAAATATTAGTTGCAAAAAAAACAAGTTTAGGAGAAATTACTAGATCATCAGTCCTGAAAAATGGGCAAGATACGGATAATTGGTTTCCTTTAAACCCTATAGATTATAAAATAAACCCTTGGATAAAATTAAATTCTTTACAAACAGAAAAAGAAATAGGTAATGAATTAGTTAAAAACATATTTTTAAGATTAGCACTATTAAAAAATTACTCTAGATTTTCACCAACAACAGGACTAAATGATACAACAAATTTCGACCCATATGGAAATTTAGAGTCTATTGCAATGAATAAAACAATTGTATCAGAAACAACTAGAAAAATTATAGGTAATTTATTACCATCAATAAAAGATCAATTATCTAGTTCTTTATCTAATTCTACAGATGATAAAAAATTTAATTTAGTAAATAGTGATTTTTGGAAAGATTATGTAGATTCATCGGGAAATGATTATATAATTAAAGAAAATTTAAATGTAGAAATAGGTGGTTTTAAGATTAGTGGTAACTATAATGGTGACGCAGAATATATTTTATTCGATGATAAGGATATTATAAATAATAGTAAAAAACTGTTTACCGAAATAAAAGAAGATCAGACTTATCGTGATAAAATAATAGATCAAAATAAAAACAATATATATGGACAAAGTTCTCAGGAACCTTACGTTTATAAAAACATATATGTAAATAATAATTTAAATACATATAATGCTTATAATGTGTGGGATAAAGATGTAATGGTAAATATTACAAATATTAAAAAAGAGGTTACCGATAATTTAAATGGTGTATCATTAACTACTTTTAACCCTTCGGGTAATAGTATTAACAGTAAATTTTTAAATAACCCTTATTTTGATAAAAATTTTACACCATCTTCAGGATGTTCATTTGGAGATACATTAATCAGTAGTAATTTATACCAACAACAGAATAGTAATTATGCTAGGGCGTTACTTTTACTTTCTACTTTTCCTTTTAGAAAATTTGAAGACTCATTTTTGAAAAGTGTTTTTGGAGATAAAAAAGTATTTAATGGTGCTAGAATAGTAAATATACCTATCACATATGTTTATTATTTAGGTGGTTTGTTAATGAGGTATGAGAACCAATTCACAATAGATTTTAATATGAATGCTTCTGGGTGTTCTAGTAATTATACTATTTTTGATTCAGGTAAAGATAGATATATTAATTTAGGGTATCATAGATATCTTAATACTGGTAATACATCATCTGTTTTAGAAAACGAATTAATATCCCTACCAAGTTCAGTAAAAAATGCTCTAATAAATAAATTTAAAATTTGGGTTGATCAAGGAAATTTTAATAATACAAAAAATGGTTTTTTAGAGTTAAAAATGAAACGTATGGTACCGTCAAAAAATGATTTACCTACAAGTACTCAAGACTTACAATTGGCGGAAAAACAAATTTTAGATGAATTAAAAAAAACAACTAATTTAATAATATTAAACCCAAATATATTTAATCCAAATAGAAATAATTATGGATTAACAGTTCCCAAAACTGAAATAGAATCTTATATAGATATTATAATAAAAAAGTTTGGTGTGGTAGAAAATGAAAGAGATTTAATACCTGAACCTAAAACAGACGAAGAAATAAAAAAGGCGACATTAGAAAAGTTACAAATATATAATTATTTTAAAAACATAAATAATAAATGGGTTGGTGGTGATCGTAGAGCTTTTAATATATGTGGTGGAGGTGATAAAGATTTAATTGAGTATTTTAAATTTATTGATAGGGGTTGGAGGAATATTGGTTCAGAAGCTACATTTAACCTTAAAAGTTTTTTAACTTTAGGAAGTAATTTAAATACTAGCGTTTACTTTTTTATGTCTAAATTATTAAGAGATAGTAATTTCTTATTTCAAATACTACCAACATATATAGATTATAAAGACTCTAAGGAAGTGGCTAAGATGTTTCAACCACAAACACAATTAGAAGTTAATTCTCAGACAGGACCAATTTTTTGTTGTATTTATGTTGGTGGAGCATCAGAAGTTTTAGATATTGGAGAAAGAAATAATTATTATTTTAAAAATGATGGTTTTAGTTTCCCTAACCCCAATGATCCAAATGATAAAGGTGATTTACCACCTGATATGGTTAGTCCTGATGATAGTTCTTTAGTCGCATTTAGAGTTGCGTTTGGTGCACAAAATCAAGTTATTTTCAAAAACGTGTCACTTAGTCAACAAGAACATAAAGAAACTGGAGAATATTTTAAGGCGTTAGGAGATTTAGTAGATAAAAGAGGTGGCACACAAAAAACTTATGTGGGTACAGATTTGTTAAGATTATTTAAAACTAGATCGTACACATGTAAAGTTGACGCATTAGGGTGTATGAATATACAACCATTAATGTATTTCGATTTACAAAATGTTCCATTTTTTAATGGTGCGTATTTAGTGACAAGTGTAAACCATAATATATCTCCAAATCATATGACTACTAATTTTCAAGGGGTTAGACAATCAAAATTTATATCGCCACCATCAAACAAAATTACTGCGGAATTAGATTTGGATTTAAATGAAATTAATGATATACCTAAATTAGAATTCTTTAATTTTAATAATAAAAATGAATTATTTAAAATAGGTGTATTAAATCCAACAGAACGGTTTGATTTTGAAACAAATTTTGGTACCGAAAGTGACGGATTTACTAGAGGTATTGATAAATTCAAACAAATAGGAGTTACCCAATTTACCGATGAGAAATTAAAAA